TTTCTACAATTTCATTTGCTGAAATAAATCTTGCTACTCCGTCTCTTTTAGCTAATACCCAGTGAGTATTTGTATATTTATTTCCATTAATTACATAGGTAGTCATTGCAATATTTGCTGAAATAGATACCACTGTTGTTTCTATATCAGTATTAATTTGTGGTGCAGCAGATGACCAAGATTCAATAATTTCTTCTAGTCCTACGCCGTCCATTGGCAAATCATCAATTGCTGCTGAGTACAAAATATCTCCTGCAGAAACGTTGTGAGCTAACACAAGACCTTCAGGAACCTTTGAATGAATTAATGTATCTGCTCCAATTGATTTTCCTGGTGTGAAGCCGAAGGGTGTAAAGCCGAACGGGGTGAAGCCGAACGGGGTGAAGCCGAACGGGGTGAAGCCGAACGGTGCAAAGCTAAATGGTGTTGTTGTAATGCTTCCTGAATAAGGAGAAAATTCTCCACTTCCATTTTCATTTCTAGCTCGTACTCTAAAGTTCCAAACAAAGTTATTGTCTTGGCTTGTAAAATCTGCGTAATTTGTTCCAACTGATACAGTCTTATTTGCGTCTCCGCCTCCACCATTATCTTCTACATAATAATCAATAATTCCTGATCCACCGTCTGCTGGTGTTGACCAAGAAGCCCGATTGTTTTGTGCTCCGTTGTTTGCTGCTGATGGTGTTCCAATTGTAGCAGGAACTGTTGTTGCAGTAATGCTATTAGACGCAGCAGATGCTGGCGAGTTTCCAACTGCATTTGTTGCTATAACTGTAAATGTGTATGCTGTACCTGATTGTAGACCAGTTACAGATAGGGGAGATGATGCTCCTGACGCAGTGTATGATCCTGGAGAGGATGTTACTGTGTAGGATGTGGCTGCAGGTGAGTCTGCTGGTAAAGAAAATGTTACATCAGCACGTCCATTATTGAATGCACGACCTGAACCTACGTTTGTTGCGCTTACTGACGTTGGTGCCTTTGGCTCCAAAAAGTCATTTGCTGACTGTGATATTTTACCTGCTTTTTTACCTCTTGCCATTTTTTTATCCCCTTTATATTCTAATTATTTTAAATTAAGCTTTAAGATCTCCATAAACGACCCAAGTATTTGCTGCTCTCTTAAAGATAGTAGCAGATGACCACTGGGTACGTAACTTTAATCCTGGTGTTGCGTTAACTGTAACAGTTCCGCTAACTCCTGCAATTGATACTTCTCCAGAACCTGTCTGAAGAATATCTAAAGAAGTTCCTATTGGATAATTTACTGTTGCATCCTCTGGAATTGAAATTACGGCAGCTGATGCTGAGTTTACTTCAATTAAATCGTCTCTTTCAGTAAGAGATGTCAGTGTGTATGATCCTGTTTTTTGTACAATTGGTGTGTATGAATCTACTTTACCAGCTAATGCTGTTGTAATTGATGTTGCGTAGTTTTCATCGTCTCCAAGTGCTGCTGCTAGTTCGTCAAGAGTATTTAGTGCTCCTGGTGCTGATGCAATTACTGCATTAACCTGTGATGTTGCGTCTGCAATTGCTGCTGCTTGTGCTGCAGCTATTGCTGTTGCCTGTGCTGTTGATACTGGCTTATTGGCATCTGATGTGTTATCAACATTTCCTAATCCAAGAGATGCGGCTGTTACTGCAGCAACCTCTGACTTAAGTGCAAGTAATGAAGTGTCTGAAATACCGTGTACGCTTGTTGTATCTGCGGTGTGGGTATCTAAATTTGTTGCTGCTGTGGTAGCGGCAGCTGTAATTGCTGCTGTTCTAGCAGATGCTTCTGATGCAATTGCTGCACCTCTGGCAGTTGCTTCTCCCGCAACTGCGTTAGTAGCATATTCTTGAGTTGCAAGTAATGCTGTGTTTCCAATTCCGTGTACGTTCGTAGTGTCATTGTTATGTGAAGTTATTTCAGTGCTGACAAATGTCATTGTTGCCAATGCTGCCATGTCTGCTACTCCGTGAACGTTTGTGCTAACCTGACCGTGTGTTGAAATTCCTGCGACTGTCTGTGTTTGAATATCGTCTACATATTTCTTAGTTGATGCATCATAATCGGCTGTTGGTGTTGCAAGACCTGTGATTTTGCTATTACCCATTGCAATAGCGCCAGTCATTGTTCCGCCAGAAAGTGCTAATTTAGTTGCAATGCTACTGTTAATTGTAGTTACAAAATTTGCGTCATCATTGATGGCTGCTGCTAACTCGTTAAGAGTATCTAGTACTCCAGGGGCTGCGTCAATTACATTTCCTAATTGATTAATTGGCACCTGTCCTTGTGCATCTAGTGATGCAACTCCGTTGGCAACGCCTCTATCGGCTACCTCAAGATAGTCACTAAGTGTATTTGATAAGTCTGAAGGAACAACGTTTGCATAAGCTAGGGCTGTCCAAGCAGTAGAACCTGTTCCAATTTTAGTTTTTCTAGTATCTGACTCTACGCCCATTTCTCCTGCGGCTAGAGTTGGATTTGCTGCAGTCCATTGTGCTGCAGTACCTCTGCGAATTTGAATTCTTACTGTTGACATTTTATTCCCCTTTTACTGCTTTAGTTATGATATATTATATCATTTTTTTTTGTTATGCTATTGAACCTGAATCAAAAACAAGTTGAAATGAAGAGGTAGAGGGATCTCCACCACTAGCTACACCAGTTGTGCCTGAATTATCTACTCCGTTGGCCTGAACTGTGTATATAGGTTCTCCATTATAATCGATTGCCAGACCAAGGTCCATAAATGAAATTTCTTCAGATAGATTTGGGATATCTGTTGCAAGTGCAACGTTAACCCAAGCATTATCTAATTGAATTTGTAATTTATTTGATGCTGTATCGAATCTTAAAGGGGTTGTTCCTAATATGACTGAAGACTGGAATGTGGCAGATCCTGCGACATTGAGTCCGTTCTTTATTCTAAAGTTTTTATCTGTTGTTGCCATTTAAGTTCACATATCCCCTAATTGTTTTTTGGGGAGATTTCAGGCTCTCCCCTGGCCCTTTATTTAATTATTTAATTAATGTTCCAACTACAACAACTTCAGTGTTATTGTTTGCTGGGGTTACACGAATTCTTACATCTGAGCCAGAATAATCTGCAGTTACTGCAGCTAACTCTGTTCCGTTTGAGTATGTAATTCCATATTCAGAAACTGCTACGTTGTTAGAAGTATCAAGTGTAACTACTAGGTCTGATACCTGAGTGTGGCTACCATTTTTTGCTTTAACTACAAGCTTAGCGCTTCTGTAATCTTCTGCTGCCCATGAGATAGCAGTTGTTGCTGCAGCGGTTACAATATTTCCAGTTGTTGCTGCAACTTGCTTGGCAACAGAGTTGTAATTAATTGATGTAAATGCTGTAGTTCCGTTTTGCTGTGCTGTATTAGCTGCTGCTGCGGTTGCTTCTGCTGCTGATTGAGCTGCGTTAGCTTTAGTTGTAGCGTCTGCTGCTGCAGTTGCTTCTGCTGCTGCTTGAGCTGCGTTAGCTTTAGTTGTAGCGTCTGATGCTGCAGTTGATTCTGCTGCTGATTGAGCGGCATCTGCTTCTGCTTTAGCAAAAGCTGTTGTAGCTATTTGAGTAGTATTTGTATCTGCTGCTGCGGTTGGCGCAGTAGGTGTTCCAGTCAACGCTGGTGATGCTAGAGGAGCTTTTGTTCCTAGAGCTGTTGTAATAGTTGTTGTGTAATTAGCGTCATCATTAATTGCTGCTGCAAGTTCATTTAATGTATTAAGAAGGTCTGGTGCGCCGTCTACTAATGTACTTACTGCTCCTGAAATTGCTGTATTACGATTTGAAACCTCTGTTGATATTGCAGATGAAAGAGCCGCTGCTGCTGTTGCTTCTGCTGCTGCTTGAGCGGCGTTAGCCTTAGTAGTTGCGTCTGTTGCTGCTGCTGTAGTTGCTGCAGATTGTGCTGCGTTAGCCTTTGTAGTTGCATCTGCTGCTGCTGCAGAAATTGCTGCTGATTGAGCAGATGAAGCTGATCCATAAGCATCAAATACGTTAGCCTTTACTGTAAGATTTCCTGCACCATCTACTGCAAATGTTCCTGCGTCTACGGATTTTACAAGAGTGGCTCCTCCAACAAGGTTAAGGATATAGGCATCTCCGCCTGTTTCTGTAAGTATATTTTGGCCATTGATTGTACCTGTTGCGCCTTCAACTACAAGACCTGATTTGATTCTAAAGTTTTTTACTACTGTTGCCATTTTTTATCCCCTTTTACTGCTTATATTTTTATTGCTGTTCTAATATATCTTGCAGTAACTGCTGTACTCGTTGGAGTTACGCATAGCCCTATTATACCTGAATTTTCTTCAAATGTAACATTTGCAAGAGAAATATTTGTGTTAGAAATAATGTTTGACTGCGAGATGTTTATGTCAGTTCCATCATTAAGAACTACAATGTCTGATGTTTCATAAAGACTTCCTCTGGAAAGCTGTAACTGATAGTTTACTGTCCTGAAAGCTGTTTTTGAAAATGTATCTAATGTTGTTTTGTTTTCTATATCACTTACAGTTAAATCGTTGTTTCCTTCAAGGCCTAAAAGAGTAACTGTTTCGTTAGTGGTATTGGACAAGCTTGAAAGCGTTGTCTGTACCGCTGCTACTTTGTACTGAATTGAGTTTACGTCTGTTGAGCCATTTATACCAATTTTTGCTTCAATTGCTTCAATAGCATCATTGGCATTTATGTGTTGATCTGCGTGTGAAGGACTTGCTAAACTGCTCGTGCTTGTCGGGTTTGTTAAAGTGTCTAAGCTTGTTGGGAAACTAGTTGCCAATTGTGCCACCATCCATTGTTACTGCATTATTTATTATGTTTAGCTGCGAGTCTGGGACTCCGCCGTCATACCCAATTATAACAGGGTTTTGTTCTTCAATTATTGAATTTTCATTTATTGTTTCAAAATCTAATTCGTTTATGTCTACTGTATGTACGTTACCATCATAGTCATGTGTGTGTGGCAAAAAAGACAGATCTCTTGTTAAAGAAACCCACCCATTTCCATCATGTATCTTTAAGGCTCTGTCAGTTAAATTAAAAAACAAGTCTCCCATGCTTCCCTGTGGGTCGGAAGCAAGAGAAACTATGTTTAATAAAGATTTAACCTTTTTAGACATTTTAGCCTACTACGACAACTCTATATTGGCTAGCCGTAGGTGCTACAGCAAATCCTATTGAAACTATATCTAAAGTTGAGTGTGTTGTATCTACAATAACTTCTTCTTTACTTGATATGTCATAAACAGTAACTGCTATGTCTCTTGTATTTAAGAAATGAGATACTTGAAAAACAGTTGATAATCCATCTCCAATTGTTTCTGAGTATTTTCTTGCAATTGCATGGTAAGGTGATCCAGTGCTACCAAGTTTCCATTGATCTGCGGTTTCGTCCCAAAGAATTTCTGCGTCTGGGGCACTTCCTCTTTCTACAACGATTCCAGCATCTACAGTTGGTGCTCCTGTTGCATTACTGTTAAGTTTTACCTTGTTATCTTCAATATTAATCTGTGTTGTGTTTACAGAATTAACAGTTCCAATAACATTTAGGTTTCCGCCAACTTGCAGATTTCCAGTAATCTCTACGTTGTCTGGCAATCCAATTGTTACTGCGGATGTGTGTCCACTATTTGGGGAAACAGTAACTTCGTTTGCTGTTCCAACGATAGTTGCTACATAATCTCCTGTTGTTTGAGTATCTAGCGGGATGACTAAATTGGTATCGCTTGCTGCTGTTATTCTTCCTTGCTGATCAACAGTAAATGTTGGTACCTTGGTAATTGAACCGTATGTACCAGCTGTAACAGCGGTATTATCTAGGTCTATTGTTGTAGTTCCAGATGAATCGTCGTATGTAGCAGTTAGTGATTGGCCTCCAACTACATATTGACCAATTGCGTCTTGAATTACTTCTAATGAGCCAGAAGTTGAGATCCAGTTTGTTCCATCAAAAAAGTATAAAATATTATTTGATGTATTAAAATAAATCTGTCCTGATACTGGTGACGATGGTGCGCTTGCTAAATTTTGAACTCTAGCATTTAAAAGTTCATTTTTATTTAGATCAAGATTTACTACAAATTGTCTTGCCATTTTGTTTCTCCTTTATGACAGATATGCTGTCCCTGAAAATGGTTGAGCCATTCTCAGCGTTATTTTATTTAAACTGTTGTAATCTACTTCAGTTTCTAAGATATCTCCTGAACTAGCTTTTACTGTTACGTTTGGGCTAAATCCAAGATTGTGTGTTATTTCTATAGAATACACTCCTGCTGATAAAACAAGATTTTGTAAAGACCAAGAGCTAGAAAAAGCAAATTCTCCTGGAGTCTGAACTAATGTTATCTGTTGAGCATTGCTCCAAGACAAATCATTAAGTTTTGGTCCATAGAATTTTGTTGTAACAATATCATAATAGAAATCTCCAGTCATACCCAAATTGTTTGAAGGTGCTCCAGAGCCATTTAATATTGTTCTTCCAGCAGGTCCTTGTGGTCCTGGGGAATTAACAACTACTTGATTTTTTACTCCTGATATAAATACTTGCTCTGCCATCAGATGGTTACCGATCTGCTAAGAGATATAAAGCCTTCAAGTAGTTTTATTTTATTTGAATTGCTATCTGTAACCATTATGTCATATGATGACTTTGGATAAAATAACTTACTTGTTTGTGTTGGTGTCATCTTAATTGTTAGTTTACCGTTAGTGGGGTCTATTACAATTCCGCCAGATGGCGATGTTAGGGTAAAAGCTAATTTAGTTCCGCCTTTTAAATCACGGACTTGCATTTTTGCAGAAGCGCCAGTTAGATCTATGGGATTTCCATCTTGATCTTGATAAATTGCTTCAAACGTGTGGGTTGTGTTTTGATCCACTTCCCAATTTTTTTGTCCTGCCATTTGCTAGTACTCCTAAATAGGAAAACTCCTATGCCAATTTTAGCACAGGAGCTATCCTAATCGAGTAAGATTTATTTCTTGGTAAATCCAAAAGCTAGTTCATTTGGATTTAAGGCTTTCAAAATAACGGGTGCACAAGCTGCGATTCCGCCCATCAAAAGGTCTTTAGGGTTTGTGTTCCCTGTCATGTACAAGGCAATTGCCGCACCTAAAAAGTGGCGACCATAACTTGCTAGTGCTGCTAGAATTTTTTCTTGCATTTCTAATAGTCCATTCTGTTTAAGATCTTTTTTCATTTAGATCCTCCTATTTCTGAGCATTGCGCCCAGGAATTTTGGGTTTTACCCCAATTACATTATACTACCATAAATAAATATTGACAAACCTACCTAGTGCCCAGTCAGGGATCTCCATACATCTACTGTAATTTCATTTGCAATATAGAGAGCGGTTAAATTTAAAAAGATCTGAATGATAGGCCCAGAGTAAGACTTTTGTTTAGTATTCGGCAAAATGTTTCTTTTTACTGGGCGAATCATTAACTTCATGATGGGAACTTAATCTCCCCGTTATCTGCAAACACTAGTCCAAGGTGATCTCCTGGCTTTAGGTAAGTTTCATTTATTCCTTTTTGAGCCCATCCCCATTCATTTTTAGGAAAAGGAATTTCTTGTTTCTTTTTTACAAGAACTGCCCAGTATGCTTCTGCTGGAGGCATAGATTCACAACTTTCAACAGACTTATCTGGAAAACCATTTACTCTACAAACTACTGCATCTCCATACTTTCTTGTGCCTTCTATTTTATATCCAGCTTTTAATAAAACATCTAATGCGTTTGCTTGAAAATCTGAATTAACACAATGTGTTGCATCCACGGCGTCTCCTGGATAGTCTACAAAAACATTAATACATTCCTTGTTTTCTTTTTGAATAATTGAATACCCTGCAAAAACTAAACCGCAGGCTACTAGAATAGATAAAACTTTTTTCATACTACTCCTTTGTTAAGTTGTTTATTTTACAATATTTATGAAGAAATGTCTACTAGTTCGCAATTGCCATCTGAACTACAGGCAAGGGTGGCATTTGTAGATGTTCCGTCTTCTGTTTCGTAAAAATATAAGTCCGCCCATCTAATTTCTTTAGGCATTTTTGAAACTAGTTCTTCATATTCTAATTTAGAAACTTCTTGGTATGGAGCCTGCTTGTATGAGTGATCGGACATAGGCAAGAATGATATTCCAGAGACTTCATCAAAGTTTTTATATACCCAAGCTCCTACTTCCATCCATTCATCTTCTTTTACTGAAACTGTGATAGATGGCTTATGCTCACACCATGCACGTTGGTAAACTAACCAAATATTTAAGTGTTCAATTGCCGTCAAATCTTTTCTAACCACAGCCCCATCTGGAGCTTTTATTGGAAACGAAAATACATAGGTGTCGTTTGGCTTCATAACGTCATCCTCTACTGGAATTCCAACTTCTTTTAAAAATGTAGATATTGGATCTCCTTTTGAGCCACGAACTGTTCTAATGTAATACGGAGAATGCCAAGCATGCATTCCTGAAGATACTCCAACTAGTTGAGACACTGTTCCAGAGGGCTTTACGCATGTAATAGCAGCAGACTCTGGAATTCCAAGATTTCCTGCCTCTTTTTTATTTGTCTCTCTAGCTTTCTCTCTAAGAGTCATTAAGAATGCTTCTAAAGACACTAAGTCTTCTTTTCCAGACATAAACTGATGACCAAATTGTCCAGTCAGAGATACCCCTAGTAATCTTTCCTCTTCTGTGTTATCTTTCCAAATTTTACGAAGGTACTTAAAATTAGTAAGAGTAGACTGCCATGTTCCAAGAATTGTTGCTAGTTCTACTTTACGCTCAATATCTTTTTTTGTATCTTTTTCACGTAGTACGACTTCTGAAAGATTACAAAACTGATAAGGACGTAAAATAATTTCTGAACAAGGGTTAGTTCCGTAGTGTATATCTGGATCTCTTCTTCCATACTTGGCTGCCTGGGCTTGAGCTGCGGCCACATTGTATATACCTCGTTCTCCTGATTTTGAATCATATAAGGATTTCCATTCTGCAATAAATTGTTCCATCTCTGGTTTACGAGAATACGCAACAGAGTTATTTGAAAGAGCACGTTGTCCATTATGCTCCCACCAATTACCAGTTTTTGCTTGTGCCATTTCAATATCATTAATATTAGAAAGAGAAATTAATGCAGACCTTCTAACTCCACCAACTACTACAATTTCTCCAATCTTACACATAATGTCATGTGCCTCAATTGGTTTAAATGATCTACCTGCTGCAGATTTAAATTTTGCAATTGTAAAATCAAACAAGTTAACTAATGGCTGTGGTCCTGATGACCTACCACCCATAGTCTTAAGTCTTGCGCCAGCGGGACGAAGTTTGCTTACATCAATTGAAGGAACTTGACCAGACCAAAGAAGTGCAAGCAATTCACGAAACGCTTTTGCCCAACCAGACTTAGAATCTTCAACAATAATTACTGTTGTAGACTTTTCAAAAGATTCTGGAATCGCTGGAAGCTTATTAATGTATTTATACTCAACGGAAAATCCTACTCCCGTTCCACACATAAGTATATACATTGTTTCGTCAAATGATCGTGGAGAATCTACTGGTATAAAAGAACAATTGTATCCTGCAACATGATCTCTATCTAAAGCAGGTCCTGCTGTCATTACAGATCTCATTGATGGCATTACGTCACGATTGTAAACAGATTCTTTTAATTCTTTTAATAAATTTGGTTCTGGGACGTAGCCATTGTTGTCTTTAAGATACTTTATCATGTAGTCAAAATATCTATCTACTGTTTCTGCCCATGTCTCACGACGGTTTTCTTCTGAGATCCATCTTGCATAACGAGACAATGCAATAAAATTTTCATATGGGTTTTCAATAATTTTTGACATATATACCTTTTTCTTCGCTTAGCGTTTGATTATTTTTGGATGAGGTCTAAGTGTATCAAACTTTATTTATAAAAAGAAGTGTTTATAAGTTTTTTAAAAAATTATTATTACTCAACCAAAACAATGTTTAATAACTTAAATAGTTATATATAAACGCTAAATCATTACTTTACACAAAAAAATACTAGTTGACTAGATTGACTTATTCTTGTTTCTAATGGTATTATTATAGTTCGTTATCTCTAAAGGAGGAATGCCAATGGAGAAAATTAAAGAACGTTTGAGTGATGTAGTCCATAACTGGATGGCAATAGGAGTAGTAGTACTATTTTTATTTTCCGTCCAACCAGGGCCTACGGCTTCTCAAGCTTTAACTGTAGAAATACAAAAAACTGAAAAACAACTAAAAAGAGAAATACTAGATAAGTTCAGCAATGAAACTTATAAGCACTCTCAAATGCTTGCCCCAGAAGATTTAAAAGATTTGCTGTGGGCTGTTGGATTTGAAGGAGCTGGTTTAAAAACAGCTTGGTCTGTTGCAAGGGTAGAATCAAACGGAAGACCGCTTGCTCTAAACGACAACAAATCGACTGGAGATAAATCTTACGGAATTTTTCAAATCAATATGCTAGGGAAACTTGGCGTAGACAGATTAGAAAAATTTAATTTAGTTTCAAATAAGGAATTATTTGATCCAGTAACAAACGCAGAGATAACGTATTTTATGACTAAGGGCGGTAAAGATTGGTCATCATGGTCTGCTTCGACAGGCAAAGCCCAGGATATTGTAAAAGATTTCCCTAAACAATAAGGAGCCATATTGAAAAAGATACAAATCGTATCTAAATATATAGCCCTATCGGAAGAAGGCCTTGTTCCTAGACTTGAATGTCCTATGGATCAAGGCTTTCTTATGCCTAATGTAGATTTAAATGATAGAATATATTTATACTGCCTTTCTTGCAGTTACAAAACAACAATTGGGAGTAACCGTTATGAGTCTATTGAAAAACTTGTTAAATCAAGAAGTTCCGACTGACGGTGGTCAAATAAAAGAAACAGACTCTATGGGTCGAGAAATATTTTGGCTAGACATAGGTAGACCTAATGAATGAAGAAAAAGAGCCTTCTCAAAACTTAGAAGATAACCTTCCAATGGTTAATTATATTATGTTGCACAGGATATACGACCTGTTAGTGCTAATATCAAAATCAGTTGCTGAGCCAGAAGAAGTTCAAAAAATGATTGATTATCACGAAAAAGGTTTTTTGCTTGGACCCGTTCCTTCTTTTACTTCTGTAGATAGCAATGAAGATGTCTAAAAAAAATCCAATCAATATACCGCCATTTTTTTATTTTCCAAAAAATATGTTTTATTTAAAGCCAATGACTTTAAAAACTTTAAAGAAAAGAAATTTATTAGAAAAAATACCAAAAATAATTAAATTAAAAGCTAATTACCATATCAATCAAGGGAATAGAGCAAAAAATTTATTAAAAATATTAAAAGATCATGGTGAAGTTGTTTCTTTCTTTGTGAATAAAGAAATTTACATTACGGCCTTCTCTCCAGAAGCTGCGTATCAGGTATCTGTCGCTCAAAAAGATAATTTTTCAAAAGGTAGAGGTTGGAATAGAATTAGAAAATTTGGGGGAGAGGGAATGCTAACTCTAGAAGAGCCTACCCATTCTCAAAGAAGAAACATTGCCCAGCCCAGTTTAAATTATAAAAAAATACAAAAAAACTATTTTGACATTATGTGTGATAAATCTGAAAACAAAATGATTGATTGGCAAAAAAATAAAAAAATAGAAGTGCATACTGAAATGGTGCATTTAACTCTTGAAATAGTTTGCCAATCTTTGTTTGGCATTGATTTTAAAGAAAAAACTTCTTTTGTTAAAAAACATATGGATATCTGTGTAACAAATGGCGAAAGAACTGTGTCTCCTTTGTTGCATAGATTTGATCACACCAATTTACCGATATTTAAACAATTTAGAGAATCTTCTATAGAACTATATAATTTTGTTCAAAAAACTATTGATGAAAGAATTAAAAACCCTATAGAGTCAGACGATCTATTAAATGTTTTTATAAAATCATATCAAGATCCAGAAAGCAATTTATCTTTATCTGACATAAATAATGAAATACTAACAATGCTTTTGGCTGGTTTTGAAACTACTGCAAACGCTTTGTCTTTTGCAATATGTAACATAAATGATAATCCCAAATATCTTGATCTTCTTAAAGAAGAGGCCAAAGAAATACTTTCAAAAAGAAATGATGATAATTTTATAGAATTAGTCTCTAACGCAAAAATTTGCTCATCTATAATTAAAGAAACTTTACGAATTCATCCTCCACTTTGGATACAGCCAAGATCTTGCAAAAAAGATTCTATAATTGACGGTCATTTTTTCCCACAAGGAGCTAATGTGGTTTTAAGTTCTTACCCTATTCATAATAACCCCAATATATATAAAAACCCAGAAAAGTTTATGCCAGAAAGGTGGACTAAAGATTTTGAAGCTAATCTCCCAAGAGGATCATACTTTCCATTTGGAATGGGGTCTAGGAAATGCATAGGAGATATGTTTGCCATGTTAGAGATGAAAGTAATTTTATTAAATATATTTGCAAACTTTGATTTAAAGACAAAGAAAAAAAATCCAGGTGGTCAGTCACATGTTTCATATAGACCCTCAAAGAAAATAAAAGCTACAATTAAACCTATTGACTTATAAATTAAAATATTTTACTATTGCATAGATGCAAACTTATGGTTTGCAGTTGCGTTCTTTTAGAATGCATTAGACCCAGACGGACCCGCCTCTGTCTGGGTTTATATTTTAATAAGGTGTATAATTAATTCATGAGCCCAAGATATTTTTCTAAATTTACTAACAGCCCCTCTGCTGAAAGCGGTTGGTATCATTTTACTGGTGCAAATTTCAAGCCAGGGGACGTTGAATACAACATGTATCTAAAATTTAAATTATTCAAGTATAAATTTAAAAAATTATTTAGAAAATAACTTTACCTAAACCTTCAGATTAGCCATTTTAGGCCTCTGAGAGTCATTTTAAGACAATTTCACACATATTTGGTCTAGGAGTGCCATTAAGAGGATTTAGACGCCTTAAAATCATTTTCAAATTGTTTACACATACGAGTAATTTCATCATACATTTCTGTAATTTCTAAAAAATTTTCTTTTTCTAAGTTTTCTTTAATTGTAAAAAACAATTTAGCCTTATTATAAATTTTAGGCTTTTCTTCTGGTACGGCATTAGTGTACCCTGGATGAGATAATGGGTGAACTCGTATTTCTTTTCTTGCTTTTTCTAAAAATTTATCACAATCTTCATTAGAAAGAGAAAGATCTTTTCCTAACAGTGCTTTTGTGAAAAAATTAATATCTGACGTAACCTGGTCGAAAGTAAAGACATTAAGATTTTTAAAATTATCTAGTGTCGCTTTGGCATACCCTTTATATATCTGTATCTGGGCATATATGTGTTCGTCCATATTAAAGTCAGGGATTTCTGCTGCAATAACAACCCCGTTAGATACAGTATCTCCAGCTCCCCCATACGTTTTAGTAATTACTGAAGATATCACATCTTTAGGGTTTCTTACAACAGTAACCTGTTTTATTGTGTCATAAATTCCATACAATGACATGATGTTGTTAGATCTTGATACAAAGTTATTGTCAAAAGACGGGATAGGGCTAGTGTTAATTGTATTTATATTAGAATCTAGAGGATTTCCTCCTCTACGGTTAATACTTTTTGCTAATAGGTATTGTGACCAAGTAGATCCACTTCTAGGCATAGAGTTAATTATTATTTGATTGTATTTATACATTATATCTCTTATATTCTCGGTCTAGTGAATCGTCGAAAAAGAGAGTGAATTTGGATATTTCATGTTCTCCTAATTTCTTGCCACTTAGATCTATTCCTTTTCGATAAAGTCCAGTTCCTTTACCAAGCTCTGTCTGACTATCTACATATGCATGTTGATCTTCAGGTGGAAAATCTTCTAGCATTCTTTCATTATATTTAACGGTAACTTTACTATTATTAAGTGCGGCGGCGGAAAAGGGCATAAATGCTGCTATTTGTGTATATGCAGGTATAGTTATTTTCTTATTAGGTTCGGTTAACCTCAAAGTAATTTCCCATGCACCTTTAAAAAAGGAGGTGGAAAGAAGTGTTGTATATACCTGAAATCCTTCATAGAACTTATTAGGAATAGGATAGGCCAACATGCTAGTATTCTTATCTGTTTTAAATCTAAGTCCTGTAGATATAGCTAATGTGGCCCAACCTCTATGTTTATGTATCCAAGTATGTCCAGAATGTACTGTAATTCCATGATTTTCTTCTGAGTCATATGTCCCATCCCAGGTAAATGAGATATCTTCTGGAAAGGATATGCCATATCCCATCTGGTTAGCCAATGTCATAGGCATACATCTGTATACTGCATCAAATGGAAGATTATCCATCCAATCTCTCTGTACTGGAAGAGGAGAAATTATTCCAGATCCCCCGCCTTTTAATTTATAAACTTCAACCTCGTACATTTAAACCAATATGAAGGATAGGAATATGTAAGCAAATCCAAAGATAAGCATACTTGCAACTAGCTTCTTATAAATAGTATCCATCCCATCATTATACAATATTAGACTATATATAGCTATATAATCCTAGTCAACTAGAATATATATACCAACATTACAAGCAAAAAGATTACTCCTATGGTTATATAATCTGCTTTGCCATTATTCATTAATTTCAGTTACCTTAAAATTGTCCCAAACAACAAATGAAGTTATAGGTCTTACTTTTTTATCTTTACTAGGCTGATGATGATTCCAATAACATAAATCTTGCTTATTAGCAGTTTCTATAGCTTCCTCTTTACTATTAGCCATAACTTCAATTTCATAAGATTCTTCCGTTTTGCATAAAACTTTATAGGACTTGCTTCCTTCTCCAAATTTCTGTCCTGGATCTACTAAAAACGTATATTCAAAAAATTCTCCCTTTAAAACTTCACATTTAAGATTTTCATGAAAAAGAATAGATCCACCTTTACATACTGACGTGACTTTATCACCAGTCTGTTCTGGAAATACCACGCTAAAATCATCTTCTCTAGCTACTAAAGCTTTTATATAAAAAGGATCTTTATTTTCATAACGATACATGTATTTGCTTATTACTGTTTGTTGCATTTTCATCATGATTTCATGATTATCTTTTAATTCTAAGCCATCGAAAGTATTAATATTTGTTACTATGCACTCTTCCATATATATCTTTCTATGTTTTATGTTTTCTGGGTATTTTCCAGAATTGGAGCATAGGAACCCCTACACCCCTTAAAAATTAAAGAGTATCCCCGAAACTGGCACTAGGTTGTAAACCCGCAATTAATCGGTTCCTGCTTTGCTTAATGACTTTTCCGTCATTGTATGCACCTGAAGTTTAACCCCTTGATATTATCTCCGAAAACTGTTCAAGGTTATCATGATAGCATTTAAAATATTTCTAGGTCAAGGATATTTATTATTTATTTTTAGGAATTAAAGTCTGAGGTCCTTCTGTACCGAATAAAGACTTTTTAATAGGAACACAATTAGGTACCTGTCGACCATTTTTATCTTTCATGCCTACCTGCTTATATCCGCTCCAACAAGCCTTTTGCATATTGTCCCATTTGTCTTCGTCTTCGTTATCTGATAGGTAATCCATTGTATTGTCCATAATCAAATTATAGCATTATTGATTTTAGGATCTTAGCTATATAATCTTAGTCGACTAGTATTTTAGATTTTATAAAATGTTAATATATTTTTAATTTGTATGATACACCCCTGCGAGATGTCCGATATGCCCCATTAGTGCGACCATATGTGATGTATATCATATAGTTTTAGCAAAGTATTTTTAGAATTGTCCGACATGTCCGAATTGCGACTTGATAAATGTCGGTGCCCTCGTGTAGAGTTATTACTATAACAAACGAAAGGAAATACAATGAACGATTACTATGATGATATATATCTAGAGATATATGAGGAGTTCGGTGCCTCTGCTGTATCCGACCCCGACTATGCCGAGCAATTGGCTAAGGATAAGGGTGTGAGGTAACTCACACTCTACACCTAGCGTGTCGGCTTGATAATGTCGCACACTAATGATAGATTTACCCTAATGAAAAACCTAACGAAAGAAGGACAGAAAATGACTATCACTTATACACTATGGCAAGGCTCTCAACTACTAGCCGTAAATCAAAAGGCTAGTAAGCCCGAAGAAATCTTAGCGGTAATCGCTGAGTTAAATAAACTTGGTAAGGGTTTTACTTACAACATTAGAGAAGTAGAGGTAAATAAATAATGATGACTAAATGGGATACAATTCAGGCAGATGTAGCGGACGCTTATGTCTATCTTGATGAAGAAGAAGCGTTAGATAAGATTAACGCTGAGGCGATTAGCGATAGCGATATCGTTAGCCTTGATGAAATAATCGAGAAAGAATTAACATTAGACTGGGAGGCATACGAATAATGAACTTAGAATTGTTATTAGATAGCGAATACTTTTCTTTATACATTAACGGGCTTTGGCCTAATGGTGTCGGTATAGATATACCTACATGGCTACTAGTTGGCTCTATTGGTTTTATTTATTCTATCGTATTACTTAAGAGGGATAAATGAAATCGCAATTAGAAAAGGACTTAGATATAAAAGATAGTTTCGATCAGATGTTAGATGATAGTTATCCCGATGTAAAAATCGGGTACTCAACATTTACCGCCTCCGAAATACTTTTTAATTGCGACCCTATCGCCTACCAAATAGGATTAGTAGAGCATGAGGACTACATGCGTGAGGAAGGTCACATAGACTAGACGGCGTGTCGGCTTGACAAAAGCGGAAGCGCCCACAAAAGCTGTGGGGGCATTTTGTGATTTAAGACACACTATAAAAAAACCCTGAATTCTGCGGCGTGTCGATTTGACAGACAATTCGGACATTTCGGTGTGATTAACAACACACGACTTGAGCGTCTCAAAATGTGGAATTACTGGAAAGTAACATGAAATTGTCGGTGGCTTCCGCTATAATTGCGGTATAACGAAAGGAAGTGGCTAACAATGGCTAACTTATACACAATACAAGATTTACTAATTGGCAAATCTTATCGCTCTAATTCTTTGCGTGGTGAAATTATCTCCGCAGATAAATCAGATATCTGGTACGAAAATGCCGAAAGTTATTTGGTTCAAATTAAATCTGATACTGGTAAATATACTTACCGAACAATAGCGGTTAAGGTAGGTGAATAATAATGGGATACATAGAAGTTTTCACAATGAATTCTGAGGGTGCGGGGTGGCTTGACCTCTCCGATATTCCCGCCGAAACTTTATTAGAATTGGAAATCGGATTATTTCAGGAAGGTGCGCTCTAGGGCGTGTCTATCCCGAAATTGTCGGTGGCTTAGGCTATAATTACAATTAACAAACTACGAAAGGAAAACTATAAATGGGAAATATATCAGAAATAGTCGGGGTCGCTTGTGATGAGTGTGGCGGTGCTGGCTTCATATTCTTTGGTGATGAAAAGAATTATGATGTGGAAAGTTGCGATTGCGTTAAAGAAACATGGGGTATCTAATGTATAGACTAGATACTTACTATGACGGCAATTTAGAATATACATTTCAATTCGCTGATGCTTTACAAGCATTTGAGGCTTTCGCAAAATGTTATGATGTTGGGTTTGCTAAAGAATTCGCAACATATAATTTATCTATGCCAACGGGCAAAATGTATACTAAAAACTTTAATAGAATTGGTTTGGTATCCGCAAAATGATGACTAGAAAAGATTATATTGCTACTGCTGAAATATTAAAATATATTAGCGACAAAACGCACCCCGCTGTTTTTTCTAAAACTGTTCACGATTTCGCAGAAATGTTTGCGAAAGATAACGAACGATTTGATGTAACACGATTTCATAAGGCAAGCGGTTATCGTGTTCCGAATTTTAATTCTAAATAAAATAAAACGAATATAATTTCGGGCGTGTCGCAGCTTACAACGCGGTCGGGCGTGTCGCGCCCACAAGGGTGCGGGGTCGGGCGTGTCGTTAAGAGTGTGATTAAAAACACCCTGAAAGCTGGGGTGTTTTGTAATAAATGTCAGTGGCCTATGATATTATTCTCTTAATAACGAAAGGTCAACTCATGAAATTAAAAAGATCTAATGATCGCAAAGTCGCTAACCTTGTTACAAAGAATGGCAAGCAAGCAGCAATTGCTAATACTTTTGGATTACCCGCTGGCAAAGATTTTTCATGCCCTGGCGCAACTTCTATTTGTGAGACTGTTTGCTATGCGGGAAAATTAGAAAAACTTTATAAGGCTGTTAAGGCTAATCTGCTGCACAATTGGGAATTGTTACGCAATGCGGATAATGACACAATGGTACGTTTATTGGATGAGATGATCATAGAATTTATTGCTGATTGTGATAAGAAGAATGCGCCTAAGTTATTCCGTATTCACTGGGACGGAGATTTCTTTAATGATACCTATACCTATGCCTGGAAGACTGTTATTGAAAAACATTCCGATATTCAATTTTGGGTATACACACGTGTGAAGGACGCAGCGCTTATTTTAAAAGATATATCTAATCTATCTTTATATTATTCTACGGATGATGAGAATAAAGAGATCGGCCATGAACTAAAAGTAAATGAAGGAATTCGCCTTGCTTATCTAGGAAAAACTTTCGCCGTTACTGAAAGTACAATGAAAGAATTAACGGGTAAGCCTGGCGCTAAGTGTCCTGAGAATATGAAATCTATTCCGCTTATCTCAAGCGCAGGTAGTGCATGTGTATCATGTGGCTTATGTGTTTATGGTAAAGCAGATATAAGATTTAGCGCTAGTAAAAAATAAAGAAAAAAGGTATAATATACTATGGAATTAATTGGAGCGCTAATTGGATTCTTTTTTGTTTCGTTTTTAATTCTTCCGCCTTTAATTTTTTTATTTGTTTTATTATATACAAAACCTGATATAGATAACAACGGGCTTAGCGGGGAACAATAGCGCCGAAGCTGCGCCCACAAGGGTACGGGGTCGGGCGTGTCGTTACGGGTGTGATGTAAAACACCCCGAAATCCTACAGATATGTAAAGAATTGTCGGTGTATTGTGGTAAAATACTCTTATCCAACAACGAAAGGCTCTAATGAAAACAGTAGAACACTCTCTTAGATTTATTACAGAGTTAGATGAAACTAATCCAACCGCACAACGATTACTAGCATTAGATAAAAATATGCAGGCAGAATTATTAGAAGGTATGCTACACAATTTACTTGTTCCCGATATTATGCCACTTATAGATAATCTAAACGCAGGCAACTCTTATGCAACACTAAAGGTTGTGAAATAATGTTAGCAACTGCCATCGGAATACTTGACGCAACCAAAGATAGTATTTTTGACGATGAAATTATGGGATTAGCAGGCGAACTCCATGAACGCAGAAATGAACTATCAGATGAAACTTTTGCTAAGTATTTATTTATGTATTCCACAGCCCTATCTAGCAAAGTAGCCGACCTAGTAACTAAAGTCTGCCTAAGCAAAGAGGAAATGTCGGTGCTATGCGCTACAATAGACGAAATGGACAACCTATCAGAAACTATACTAGAAGAGGATAAATAAATGGGAAGCATAACAGCAATTGGATTAGCAGATAGCGTGTTAGATTTAGAAACACAATTAGCCTATCACTTACAGGGTAATCATTACCCACCCGTTCCAGTTTCTATGGTGAAACCTTGCATAGATGCTATTGACGCATACTATGATGAGGATTTTGATCGACAGATAAAGATGCCTGAAGGCGTATCTTATAAAGGATTAGATACAGCACCTGCCTCCGCAATTATTAACCAACACCACCTAGAGTTTTGGCTGCCTGAATGTGATTAACCTCACACGACACTCCCCTTATAAATGAGGGGAAATGTCGGTGGGCTAGGCTATAATACTACTAACAACAAACGAAAGGAAACAAATGACCAACTCAACACTAGAGGTCGGACAGACCTACACAACCACAACAAGTGGTGTCACAGGAATAATCAAGGCAGTAGATAACCACCCAAGCGGTGTAAGTCGTATCTTGCTTGATGTAAATGGCAAAGAGCGTTGGACAAGTCTAACTAACTAATCATAGGTCGGATACCGCTTGTCGGTGGTGTCCGATATAATAAACCCACCTAACGAAAGGAAACACAAATGGCAAGAGGCAAAGCAATACAGGTAAAAATACCTACTACTAAGGTTATCAAAGCCTTAGAAGTAAGATTAGCCAAACTAGAGGCTGATTACACAAAGCAAGATGAGAACGAAGCAAAGTTTAACAAAAAGATGGAAGCGTGGAAAAAAGAAATTGGGAAATGGGCTATTGCTAATTTCTCAAAGTCTGAAAACTTACGCACCAACTATCGTCAATGGAACAAAACTCTCAATGTAGATTTTGACCTTATTGTAAATGAAAAGGATTTTCCTGCTGAACCAGTAAAGGACTACGAGCAAATCCATCAGCACTCTTATCGTGAAATGAAAGATGAGATGGAAAATGCTATCCGTATTCTTAAAATGACCGATGAGGAAGTAGTTAGCGCAAGCACTTACAACGCTATTGCTCGTTATCTTTAATTAGATAAGCATAAGGGTGGGTGCGTGGGTTATAGACAACACCCACCCCTTATGTTACAATTTCTATCCCTACTAACAAAGGAACAAAATGCGGTATAGATTAGAAATCTATGATGCTAATAAATCTCACGACATTTCCATACCACTTGCTGAAAGTATCAACTATCCAAAAATTGCTAACATAGTTAAGCAAAATATAAAAAACTTTCAGGGTGATGTAAAAGCATATGTATTTGATGTAACTAATAATAAAAAAATAACAGCAGCGTATTTCCCAGAAGAAATTCATTCACTAATCTAAAGCTTGGGGCGGGTTTTTATGTTTTCCCGCCCCATCTTCCCATGCGCCCAACCTTGGGGACTTATCCACAGCCTTACGGAAATCTGTGGAAAACCCCTGAAACCTGATGTTAAATAAGATAGACAATGTCAGTGCCAACTGTTATAATAAACCTAACAAACAAACGAAAGGATAAAATGGCTCATAATCTAGAAGTGCAAGATGGTGAAGTAGCATTTGCGTTACGTGGCGCACCTGCTTGGCACAATCTTGCAAATCGCATTTTCGCTCAAGATGAAAATGTAACTACCGCAACAATGCTTGAAGAAGCAAAGTTAAATAACTGGAATGTTCGCTTGTCGGACGTTGCAGATCACATCCCTAACACATGGAGAAATACATCAGACAATTTCTATGTGATTCGTGATAATCCATTTGACCAAGGCACTGATGTTTTGTCAGTAGTTGGCAAGCGATACAAGACTGTTCAGAATGAAGAGTTATTTCAATTCGCCGACAACGTGCTTGATAATGGCTCCGCAAAATGGGAATCTGCTGGCTCAATTAAAAAGGGCAAAGTTGTATTTGGTTCATTAGATATTCCTCGTGAAATCGTATTAGACCCACAAGGTGTTAACGATAGAACTAAGTTATATTTAATCGTATGGACATCACACGATGGCTCAGTTGCCGTTCAAGCAGCAATCACACCTGTTCGTGTTGTCTGCCAAAATACTCTTAACCTTGCAATGAAGGGCGCTAAGCAATCTTTCAAGATTCGCCACACACAAACTGCTGAAGGCAGAATTGTGCAAGCCCGTCAAGCATTGGGATTAACATTTGCGTATGCAGATGAATTTCAAAAGCAAGCACAAGAGTTATTTACTCAATCAGTTACCGATAAGCAATTCTCGGATTTGATTCGCAATCTATATCCAAAGCCTGAGTCAGATGTTAAAGGCGCATTGAAGAAGTGGGAGAATAAGGTTGTTCTAATTGATGACCTTTATCATAACTCACCAACTAATTCTACAATCAAGGGAACTGCTTGGGGTGCATTTAATGCACTAACTGAGCGTTTAGATTATTACCGCACATCCCGCACTGGTAATACTGAATCGCTAAATGCTGGCGCAAGTGGGTTCGACCCAATTTTAACTGCAGAGAAAAATAAAATTCTCAAAGCAGTTAAAGCCTTAGCCTAAATAAATGGGGCCCGAAAGGGCCCCGTTTCTTGGTCCATTAGCTCAGTTGGTTAGAGCGCTACCCTGTCACGGTAGAGGCCGTCGGTTCAAGTCCGATATGGATCGCAAAGTGCCATTAGCTTAGTTGGTTAAAGCCCCGAACTCATAATTCGGTAATCGTAGGTTCAAGTCCTACATGGCACACAAACTGCGCCCAAACCTAAAGGCACAATTAGCTCTTTACGTACATTATAAAAAAACCTCGAAGCCCTATTGCGGATGTCAGTAGCCTCTGCTACAATTGCGACATTCAACGAAAGGAATACAATGCCTAACTGGGTAAATAACACTTTGACCATACAAGGTCCAAAGTCAGAGATAGATTCAATTAAGGAAAGATTGAATCAACCATTTAAAGTATTACATGATAGTTGGAGTATGGAAACTAATAAAATGGAAGTAACAGAATCTGTTTATTCTAATCCTGTATTTGCATTCTGGAATATCCATTCTCCATTAGAAGACGGTATTACAATGGATGAATACATTCAGCAACCTACACGACTAGGAACAGACACGAGTGCACCTGATTGGTTTGCTAAAGAAGTTGCACATGCTAAAACTCAGAAGGATTGGTATTCATGGAATACAACTAACTGGGGAACTAAATGGGATGTTGGTGTAGGTGACGGTGAACAATATCCTGATACTGAGTTACTTGAACATGAATCAAATGGTGATGATAACTGGCTCGTATATAAATATAATACTGCTTGGTCACCTGCTGTAACTATATTAACTAAACTAAGTAATCTAGTTCCTAACTCTCTACTAACCCTTGAATTTGAGGAAGAGACAGGTTGGGGTGGCGAATACGAGATTGTCCGTGGCGAAGTTAAAGAAATCCTAGAATATACCAATATGTGCTATGCCTGCCAATCCTATGACACAATGGATTATTGTGATAATGATTGTGGAGAATTCTGCTCTGAATGCAATGAGGGCTCTTGGAAAGATGAAGAGGCTATGGCGGAATGTCAGACCCATAAGATATACTTAACCACTACCGAAACGAAAGGAAACTAATATGGAAGACACATATGGAGCAACAGTAACACCTGCAGTACCTGCTACATACAATCCTAGTGCCCTTGTGCAATACAAGGTTATTCAGGGAGAAGATGTAACATATCCAATCTCTAAGGTAACAGACTTAGAGTGGGACCTACAACAGGGCAGAA